TTTGTTTTACTTTCTGTTTTATCTATTTGAGGTTTAAAAACATCGTTTAAAATAGATTTAATTTTTGTAATTTCTTCTTGTTTAAGATTTCTTTCTCTTGGTCCTGCACCATTAATTACTTTTAAGTTATTTTTTTCAACAAAATCTTGAATATCATTTACTACTTGTTCTTTATTTTGTAAATCTTTTATTACTAATATTGGTTTTTTACCATCATCTTTACTTGTTGTTCTAGCTATCCATCTGCGTGTTTGTGCATAACCTATAGTTTTACTTGTACCTGTGCTAAGTCTAGGCATAAAAGCAATAGTTCCATCTGCATCATCTACATTTTTCATAGTTCTTTTAGTATAAATAGAAGGGTCAGGTTCTCCTTCTACTAAACCAAACTCTTTTAAAAATTTTTTTCTTCGTTCAGGAGTTGACACATCATCTCTAAGATATTTTGGTGGAGCAGTACCACCTGTTGTTATATTATTACTTTGAGCTGTTTGTAAAAATAAAGTATCTACACCTGTCTGCCCACCTGATATAACTTTTTTTATTGGATTGTCAACTTTTTTTATTATTTCATCAAGCTCTGTTACTTTTTTACCTCTTAAACCCAACATATCTCTTAATTTATTTACTCTTTTAGCCCATAAATTATCTGCAAACCAGGTATAAGGAGTTCCTTTTAATTTCATACCAGGATTATTTAACATATCAGCAACAAAATTATTAATGT